GCAATAGATGATGCCTGGTAAGCGGTATAGCCCAATGATATGTTGCTTGCGCTACCCGATCCAGTCGTACCTACTGAGCTAAGAGAGCTAGACTGACTTGACCATCCTGCGCCGGGAGAACCAGCAACAAGAGTAGTAGCAGATGGTCCTTCAGCCCCACAGAAATCAACTCGCAAGGCATCAAATGAGCTACCTGCTGTAACCGTAATTGGATATGAAAATGTACTTCCAGTGGAATATGTACTTGACCCTCGCGTAGGCGTAGTGCCGTCACAGCCGGTAATAGCACTGGCCATTACCGCTTTAGCAGTAGTAGTCGGATAATAGAAATTAACGGAAAAACTGCCCGTGAATGTAGTGGTACACTTACACCAGGCCACTACCGAGCGAACCCCGGACGTACCCGAGCCCTGCGTCACATCAATATTAGCGGACCAAGCACCAAAGTTAGCCGGGGACGCACCTGAACTAGCACCGCCAAAGCCAACCGTACCTGAAGTAGGGTCCATTGCGATGTGTGCGACCAGCACGTCTCCAACAGCCCAGGTACGCGAAGGATACGTCAAGCCAAGTGCCGCGTTCGATGTCTTATTTCCGGCAGAGACGCCAAAAACGAAAGTAGGTGAGGCCATAACATATAACAACCTCCCTATCCAAATCGCAATGGCTCGCTGATAAGGTACATACGGACAATAGGTGCTACGCCTCCCCGGATAGCGCAATCGTGACACGTAGCGCCACCACAGGCAACAACAGCAGCATGAATAGGGCACAACCAGACATTCCGGCTATGGCTTTCCACGCCACAGGTCTTCCGGAACAGGCTGGCCGGCGTAGCACCGCAAATCACCTCCTGGCCAGCATAAGCCTCGCACGGCTCCGCGCGGGGCACTTCCAGGCTCGGGACATAGAGCCCAAGCTCGTGAACTACACCTGGCACAGGAATCCGACACCCGCGCTACCCGTACCGGCGGCGGCCTGTAGACTGTCACCGATTGCTGGGGTACGCGAGGACGCGAGCAGGAACGCTGCGATTGGCTTAGCCGTACCGCCTGACGCCGCGTCGCAGCAGATGCCCCAGTTAGCCGTGCCCGGCGCGGAGGTGAACGGCCCCCAGGTGATCTGGGCCGTGTTGTAGATGACGGACGGGCTGGCCGCTGTAGCACTGACCGGCCCGTAGCTCTGCCGTGCGTAGCCGGTCGCGGTAGCGTACTCGTTGATGCTGGTACCGGACATGGCCGTCTCGGTCGAATTGAGTACGCCCGAGGTCGCGGACGTACTGAGCGCCATGTAAGTAGCTGCAGCCGCAGGGGTTTGTGACTTCAGGAATACGCCGTTCAAAGCCTGCTGCTGCGCGGTCTGCATCAGCTGTCCAGCGCTGAGTAGTGGCATGATCTCTCCTTCAGATCGGGTTGAAGTAGTTCTGGAATGAACTACGGTCGATTGCTGTGATACGTTCGACGTTTTGGTCGTCTACCCATTCGACCAGGCGCCAGCCCTCGTCGTCGTCCTGCATGTACGTGACTTCCTGGCCGTTCTTGATGTCGAGTTCTGTCATCTCGGCGGTCAGGACCTGATTGGCGTGGTACATCTGGCCGTAGCCAAGACCGTCCGGATGGTCCCAGACGAACCGATCGCCAGGGTTGACGGGAGCCTCTGGGGCTGGCTCTGTCATGAGCTGCTACCTCGCTTCTTGTTCCTCCTGGAGGCCACCATCTTGCGGAATGCCGCCTCCTGCTTCTGCTGTGGTGTCTGGTTGGCGTCGTCTTCGTCCTGGTCGTCCTCCTGGTCCTGGTCGTTGTCGTCGTCGGCCTGCTGCTTGGTCTTCGGCTTAGCCTTACTTGTTGCCACCGACACTCCCATCTGAGTTCCAGCTGCTCGGTATGTCCGCGCTCCAGCCCTTCTGCCTGGCTACGCGCATAATGTAGCGCCGTACCTTGGCGCGTTCTTCCTCGGTGTTGGGCCGAGCCCGGCCTACCGCCCTGATAGCGTTAGCTAGTGAGTTATCTCCGGTCCTGCGCTCGATCGGGAATCGTGGTGCGTCGCTCTTGTTCTTCTGAGACGGGGCCATCGCCTGGCCCTTAGCGCGGTCCTTCTCACGCTGCGCTTGATTGGCCACTGCCATGGCCCCTCCAATACTCTTCCCAGGCGGCTCTGGCGTCCTGGCCGGTAGCCGTCTCCGTGATCTTGTTCCACTGGTCCTGAAGCTCTGTGTTGTCAGCGATGCCCGCCGACGGGGACCGGCCCCTGAGTATCGGGACCGGCAAACACTTGCAATAGTCGTGCGCCCGGAACCCCATCTTGCCCGGCTTGAACGGTCCCTTGGCAGCCTGCATAGCACAGTAGCTACACGCACCCATCGGCTCTAGCATCCGGTCCCAGCCGGTCGCGTCCGGGTCACGAGCGACGGCATTAAGGATCGTGTTCCGCGCGCCGTTCAGGGCAAATCTGGCACCAGCGCCGGACATAGTGTTGCGCGCCTTTTCCGACGCTGATGCCGGGTCTTCTCCCTTCGTGTTGAGATGGTGATAGAAGGTTCCCTGTGCAACAGAACCTGCCATCCGGCTCAAGTGGCGCACATCTAGTGGAGAAGCGTGCATCCTAGGGAGTGAGAGGTTATTCACAACTTTTATGTTGCGGTAATAGTCGGCCGCGTCCTCGGCCGAGCCCATATAGCTCTCGGCGATGAGCACCTTGATGACCGCTCCGACATCCTTCCAGCTAGCCGAGAAGTTGTCCGGGTCTATATGCTGATCCCAGAGCGCGCGTACCGCGTCGGTCACGTAACTTGATAGGCTAGCCTGGTCCTTCTGGTAGTTGACGGTTAGGGTCGTGGGCGGGTCCGGGGCGAACCGTGCGAGCGGGCCGGGCGTGCCCGTGAATACGAACCGGCGCGGGCTAGGAGGCGTCGCGGCCGGGTTAGACGGGGGAAGGTTACCCCCGGGGTTAGAACGGCCTATAATCGCGTCCCGGTCGGTTTGCAGCTTAGCGTCTTTGCTAATGGACATTAAGCCCACCACCGCCCGTAGCCGTCGCGCCAGGCTTGGCCTTCTTGACGTCCGTGACCTCGGCTGGCGTACCGGCCGGGACCTCGACCGGCACTGAGACCGGGAGCCCGCCCTGGCTAGTCTGGACATTGGCGAAACCGGGCTGACTCTGGAGCGCGGCAGCTACCGCGTTCTTGACAATGTCCTTCGCCTGGTAGCGCTGGCGGGCCTCAAGCCAGCGGGTCACATCGTCGGAGGTCACGCCCGGGATAAGATGCCATAGCTCCTCAACCGGGATGCCCAGCATCTGAGCCGCCTTGCCGAGTCCGTCGATGGTAGCAGCGAAGCTCCGCGCGGAGGTGTCCCGCCAGACTACCTCGCCGTTGAGGTCGTCCCAACCGTCCTTGTCGTTGGTCGCCAGCGAGATGAGACGGAATGTGTTCCGCCACGGATCGGTGAGCACGGACTGGAGTTCCTCCACCTTGCGGTCTAGGCCATCCCGCGCTGCTGCCAGTGCCTCCGCTGATAGGTTGGCGATCTGGCCCAGAAGATGATATGGCGGAACCTGCGAAATTGTCGCCATATGCCGGATACCGGCCTCACGGGATTCCAGGTAAGGTTGTAGCGCTGCCGCTCCGAACTCACCAAACTTGGTGTCTTTGTCTTCGGCCGCCCACACTCGGTCCACGCCGGGCCGGAATGGTGCCTTTTCTGCTCCGCGCTCGTCCGCCGGTGCCATGCCAGTGACCCAGCGTTGCTTGAACGCCTCGTACTGCTCGGTCATCATACCGTTGAACGTCGTGAAATTGATCTGGTCCTGTATCGGGATGAGTGGCTCGACCTCGCCAGAGCAATCGACCTCGCCGTCCAGGTCGGCCTCGTACAGGAACCTGACGACCGGGCAGAGCCCTAGGCCGTGGACAGAGATGGGCGGCAGGCCATTGAGGTAGGGGTCGCCGGGAACGGCCAGCTGGAGCTTGATCTGGGAGATGTCCATGACGGTAGCGCCGCCGGTCTGGCTGGTCATGATGTAACGGCTCATGTCATCATAGAGCGTCACGATGATGCGCTGGTCTTGCGGGCGTACAGGCGAGCCAGCAACACGGACCTCGATTGCCACCTGGGGCCACTCGTCGTCAATCTCGTCAGCGTAGAATGCCGTCATGCGCCGAGGACTAACGGGGCGGACGACCGGGACATCTGCCGACTCCAGATCATTGTCCTTCTTCATCGAGCCCGGCAGCACCACGTTGTAGGCCGCGCCGTACTTGCCCACCGACCTGTGTACGCCGTGCTGGCGCGAGATCATCCGGTTGGCTATGAACGCCTGCCAGCTGGGCTCTGGGTCCTCGGTCGATGCTGTCTCAATTGTAGTCATACCGCTCGGCCGGTAGCCGTCAACGTGTAGGTTCTCTGAGATGACAGAAACGATGAGTGGCAGGAAGTTGCGCTTGCCCCGCTTCATGACCCAGCGGTACTCGGCGCTCACACCCTTGGGCGCGTAAGGCGGATCGTGCTGACCCCTCATGTACCGGCTAATGCGCTCTAGCCGTCGTTGCTCCATAGTCCGGATAAGAAGCATCTGCTGAGTTAGCTGGGGGACTTCCTCGATGTCAACTATCATGCCCACACCACCATCACTATAACAACGGATACGCCTACGATTATGATGACTCCGAGCCAGAAGCCGCTCCTGCCACGGAAGGCTAGCCTGTTCATGATTCCTGCCACGGATATAGGAAATCAGGCGACAATGGCCCGCTATGACGCTTATCCTTTGAGAACCACTGATGTAGCATAGGCAATTCACATACATGCCAGATATATGGAGGCGGCTTTGATTCTATGTAATGGAATCCACACCTAGGCCATTTCATGAGAAGCTCCAAATCTGCCTGTGGCCGGCGCGCTCGATGGCTTCCTGCTGCTCCTTGTAGTTCTTGTTGGATAGCACAAGCCTCCGCGCGTGGCGGGCCATCACCATGGCTACGGCGGCGTCAATCTTCTTGCTAGACTTGGGACTCTCCTTGCCGATGCTGACTCCCCAGCGGTTCGGGCGTCGGCGAGCGTTGATGACGTGTCGGCCAAAGAAGCTGTCACCGTCGTGATAGAACGCGGCGTTCCTGATCTCACTCTCGGACATCTCACACGCCTGGGTAAACTCCGCGACGTGCGAGCGCATATCCCAGGCTACTGGCTGTGGGTCCTTCCCTGCTGGGACAGCCCATACTGGAAGGTCCTCGAACAGCAAACGCCAGGTGACCTTGGTGTGTTCCTCCCACTCGTTGACGTCGGCAAAGAATGCGACAACATTCCAGCGATCACGCGCCTCTCGTACTGCCTCGTCAATCTCATGTACAGGTATCGGTATGCGTCCGTCGTCTGTTTCCCATATTCCCAGAGAAAATGTGAAACCCGTCTCGATATGACACCCAATGAGCGCCGTAGCATCATTCTTCCTCGATCCGTCAAAGCCCATCGTGATATCTGAGCCGTCTCCGATGTAAAACTCAGGATGTGATATCTTAGACCACTGCTCGGGAATGACCCAGGCGTCCTCGGCCGCTTCCGGCCAGTTCAGATAATACCTCTTAGACACATCGAGCGGAGTCCGTGGGGACAGGATTCGGTTTTGCACGATGTCGTCGACGTCAACCCAATCGGCATCACCATAAGCAAACTGTACACCTCTGACGAGCGAGTCCGTGTCCTCGAAATCAGTGTCTGGCGGAGCCATCCGGCTATCATAGAGAATCTTGCCACGTCCGCGCAACCTGCCTTCCTCTTGTGATACCCAGGCGTCAAAAGTGGCCTCTGCGACCGATCCGTTGCCCGGGACCCAAGCGTTGGATGTCTCCAGGAGACGGCTACCTGACTTACCAGCGTTACGGTCGAGAACCTCCGCGAGCGACACGCCACCGTTTGAAGGCAGGAAGCTCTCCGTCTGGTCCAGGATAGCGAATGTAACTAGAGCACCCTCTTGAGATACGGGACTACTAGTGATGACCATGAGCTGGCCGCCGCCGGGTGTGTGGAAGATAGTCTTCCCCGTCTCAACGTCATAATCACTGCGAATGCGACTACCTGGAGGCAACATTGCCTGGACCATTCGCATGGTGTTGACGTTGGCCTGGTCGTGACTTGTCGCAGCAATCTGCACGAGGGGCATTCCAACGGGGCGACCAACACAGCCTCCTACGACACGGCGGTCGAAGTCCTTGAGCCTGACAGGGGCGAGTAGCTCGATGAGTGACATGAGAGCGGCAAACGGGGACTTGCCCGCGCCCTTGGCTAGACGCCGTGCGCCGTGGTAGTATAGCCAGCGGCCGTTGCTATCTAGGCTGTACCACCACAGAATGAACCGGACCTGGCTCTCTGTAAACTCCCACCTATCGCCAGTACGCGGGCCGTCTGGCTGGCGGATATACTTGGAGGCCCAGTGGATGGCTTCCCACCCGAGCGTGACCTTGGGAACACCGTCCGGAATGGTCACGGTGCGTTCGCGCGGAGCTACAGTAACTGATCGCATCCGTGCCGTCGCTCAAGATAAGCATCCAGGGCGCACAGCAAGGCTGCCACAACGCAGCCCCACAGGAACCCTCGGGCAAGAAGGCCCCACGCGCTATTGCCCCAGAACAATGCTTAGTTTCTCCCAGCGCCAGGAGTTGCCCTGGCTACTAAGCTATTTGCTGTTATTGGACAGCGTACAAACGACCCTGCCAACCCTGGACGGCGGCGTCGGCTGCATCCTCGTCTTCGTCGGTCGGCTCTGGTAGAGCCAGCTCGATGCGGCTCCGCTTCCGGTCTGTAACCGTAGCTCCCAGCCTCTCGGACAGACGCACAAACTGGGCGAAGATGCTCGCGTTGTACGTCCTGAGGAACACATCGTACGCTTGAGCAGCCGCGACTGCCGTGGCCCAGTCACTTGGCTCGTAGAACTCGGACTGCCCCGATAGCGAGAGCGAGTTGAACCAGCTCCGCGCTTCGGGCTTCCACTTGGGATCGGCCTTTGGAGTGGGAAGATCACTTCTGGCCGTCGACGTACCTGCTGACACCTTTATGAAACGCGGATCGTCGGCAGCACCTGACGGCGCTCCCGACCTGTTCTCCGGCCTCTTTCTGGCCTGCGGCACTTCATCTCCCTGCTAGGTTGGCCCGGCGGTCACGAACGTGTTAACACTTGGGACGGCACTACCACGCACACCGCCGGGCCAACCAGTCTCCCGTACTGTTATCCAGCACAATCGTATTATACCCTAACCGGCCCGGCGAGCGCTAGCCCGCCCGCCCTGCGCGGGTAAACGCGCGCGTAAGATGGGGTTGACCTTCAGGTGCTTGGCATGGATAGCCGTGTCGATGTACAGCTGGTAGCCAGCAGCCTTCGCTCGCTCGCAGAAGACCACATCCTCGCCAAACAGATCCTCTCCGCGCTGCTCATGCTGGAACCAGCGAAACGGCTTGCTGACTGGGATGGCCTCGAACACCTCGCGGTGGATAAGCAGGCACCCCGCGCCCGTCGCGTCTGCCTTGACGAGGTCACCTGGCTCCCAGCTCTCGTCGATCAGGTACGTGCCGTAGCCCTTGACACCGAAGTCTGCGATCTTCTGGTATATCTGCGGGAATGGCGGGCTAGTGTTGACGTAGATGAGAGCGCCAATCAGAGGCTGGTCTCTGGCGATGAGTCTGCTGACAACTAGCTCGGGCAGGATGACGTCTGTGTCGACCGAGAGAAACCACTCCCGGCCGCTGTGGAGGAAGGCATCGACCAGGAAGTTGCGGGCCTGGTCCACGTAGGGCTCGGATTCCTGGCCCTTGACAATGGCGTCGACACGCCAGCCCTCCCTCATAACCGATTCCATGAACTTGGCATAGACCAAGTCTGGGTGAACGTAGCCGATGAACACTCCGCTATTGGCCATGAGTCATACTCCCGTCACCCTTCTGTCGACTATCTGCTTGCCTAGATCAGTGATGAGCAGATCGAATGCATCAGCATTCAGCTCGTCATCCTGGATAGATTTCATTGATCCCACATTCATCATAAACCCGAACATAAGTACACGATGTACGTGATATAGCGTTGGTTCGGATGCCGCCCCGTATGGTGCATTGATGATGTCAAAATTACCTGGCACCAGAACAACACCACGGTTATCGGGCGTATCCATGATTCGGCCTAGTGCTGGTCCATCTATGAAAAGAACCTTCATAGCCGTAGTATACTCGATCCATGGCACAGCGTCTATACTATATTCACCCGCGCGGGCTCGGGTACGCTGAGATGATGGCGGGCAAACGTTTTAAGCACAATAACATGGACATGTTCAGCGGCACGCTCGTGACACTGCTTGGGTACGACGAGGACTCAGCCTGGCCCATGGTCGAGTGGATGGATAAGCAAGGGACGATACGCATCACCACGATCGACCCAGTCATATTTGCCGAATACTTTGAGCCCTGCCTGTGACGCCGAGCTGATACGCGGGATGAGGCCGGTCTGCACCGGATTGCCCAAATTGCTTGCGTCATCCGAGGGCTG